CACACTTGCAGAAGGAACGGTTGCTGCGTCAGAGCGTGCAGGCTGCAGGTAAAAAGCTGGAGGCAATGCGTAACAGCGGACAGCTGAAGGCGGTGAACTGATGGAAGAAGAACTGAAAAAGCTGAAAAAACAGTTAGAAATACTGCGCAACGAATACGCACTGGATTTTGATATTAGCCATTGCGTTAACCGGTTAATTGAAGAAATCCAATATTGGGAACAATGCCAGGGCGGTGAGTGATGGCACACGAAATTGTAATCACAACAATGGTTAACGAACGTGCCCGGCTGAACTACCTGCCCGGCATGGATGAAGTGGTTATTCAGTATCTGGGCATGACTCACTTCACAACGCCAAAACGCATTAAGCCGGTACCGGAAAAACACCGCATTGAATTTTTAAGCGACAACGGGCGTGTTGCCTGTGTGATGACTGGCATAGCGGAAACAGAAGCCAAGCGTCTGCAGGACTGGATTGCAGACGTTAGGGAGGTTTTAACCGCATGATGAATTACTACTGCCCTACCTGCCGCCGTGAGCACTTCAGCCGGGAAATGACTACCTTCTGCCAGCAATGCGGAGACGGTGGCATTCAGCTGGCATCCGTCAGCAATATTCAACAACCTGTTCAGGCGGATCCGGAAGTTAATACCGATTTAGTGGACGGTCTGACACTGGAGGAAATTCAGATTGTTCAGCGCCTGGTCAAAGAACGATTTGACCAAGTGCTGCATTACTGCGCTACCGCGGCACAAACCACGCAAAACATTATTGAGGCGAAGGCCAGCCAGCATCACGCTGAGAAATTAATGGCGTTGTCCGGAAAACTGAGCCGCGAAGTGCAACGTAAAACCAGTGAAGAAAAAAATAAACTGGGGAATGTTGCATGACAGCTTATTACAACGAGATTGATCCTTTCGCGGCTCAGTGGCTGAGGGAATTAATAAAATTCGGGCATATTGCACCGGGTGATGTTAACGAGCGGAGTATTGAAGATGTCAGCCCAGATGACCTTAGACCTTATACCCAGTGTCACTTTTTCGCAGGCATTGGCGTCTGGTCATACGCACTCAGAAGAGCAGGCTGGCCGGATAACCGACCAGTATGGACAGGAAGCTGTCCGTGCCAACCTTTCAGCACGGCAGGCGACGGAAAAGGGTTTGATGATGAGCGGCACTTGTGGCCAGCCTGGTATCACCTCATCGGAGAGCTTGGTCCTGCAATCATATTTGGTGAACAAGTTGCGAGTAAAAGCGGACTTGCTTGGCTCGACCTTGTACACACTGACGTGGAAGCAAAGGGCTACGCCTTCGCGCCGGTTGATTTGTGCGCTGCGGGCGTCGGTGCCCCGCACATCAGGCAGCGGTTTTTCTTTACAGCTTTGCGGTTATCCAACGCCTTTGGCGGCAGATGGGAAGCAGAGTCTTGGGCAGAAGATGAGTACGCGCGATTTAACAAGAACGGTCGGGATGGCTGGCTGGCCACCGACTGCGGCGAGAGATTACAAAGGCAGCAACAAGAAAAGCTATGCGGAGCGGGGAGGTGGAAAAAAGGGAGAGCAGTTACCGAATGCGGTTGTTCATCTTCTGAAGGGCTGGCCAACGGCGTTGGCAAGCGATGCATCGAAAGGGGGGCGGGTTACGCCACGGAAGAATGCCATGGCACTGCCGGAGACTGTTCAGATTTTAAAGATTCAGGAACCGGTGCGGTTAACGGCTTCTGGGCAGGTGCTGACTGGCTCAGCTGCAAAGATGGATGTTTCAGGCCAGTTGAACCCGGCACATTCCCGCTGGTTAATGGGGCTACCGCAAGAGTGGGACGTTTGCGGGGTTATGGCAATGCAATCAATGCGGAAGTAGCTGTTGAGTTTGTTTCGGCTGTTCAGGGGGTTCTGAATGGCGAGTGAATTTGCATTGGTCGGCGCACCGGCAATGAAGAAGACTCCTTACTGGGAACGTCAGGCGGCTGAGGTTACAGAACGGTTTGGCGAATTTTCCCGTCCGTTACTGAATGACTGGAAGCGTGTTGTCTCGGAATCTAAATCAAACGGGATACGGAAGGCCAATCAACGGCTGGATACGATCATTAAACAATTTAAGTTCGGAAACTTCCGGATTGACCAGTGTGACAACGATCAGCTTGTTAATGACTATGCAAAAGCAAAAGCAGAAGCCTGCATTAGGTTGTTGCAGGATTGGATGCTGGGCAATGGGCTTATGCCAGCCAGTGCCAAAAAGGTTATTCCTATTCTCGAATACCACGGGCTGGAAACAAAAGCGCTTAAAGATATAGAGCAGTTATCGACGCTGGCTGAGGAATATTCCCGTCTGGAAAAAATAATCAGCAGAAGCGAGATTGATTTAGAACGGTGGAAAATCAGGGCTAGTGGTTTTAAGTGGTCAGCCGGTGCAGCCAGAATAAAAACAAGGCATATGACATTAGCGCTGGATGATAAGCGGGAAGAGCAAAACAAAATTACAGAAAAGCTGGTGAATATCAAAAGGGACTGTCGTGCCCTTTTAATGCGTGTTCAGGATCAGGCCTGGTGGCGCCGTAAGATCAGGAGTGTGTCCGGTCGTCGTATTGAAGCCATTTCGCGGGAACTCGGATGGGTTAATAAATCGCACTCGATTTATTGCAGTGGCTTTGGTCGTCAGGAATACAAACGGCGAAAGCAGCTTAACCTGAACATGATGGAGTATACCGTTCTTGAAAATGACGACGGCGAGCAATACACGCTTGCCGATTTGGCCGCATTATCGAACAGCAATCCGGCAATCAGAAAAACAGAGTTAATGGTAAGACTGGCTGGCTTTGATATTTATGCCAAAGAAAAGGGGTATGAAGGGTATGCCATAACTCTGACCTGCCCAAGTAAATACCATGCACATAATCAGGGCGGTTATAACCGCGTCTACCGAAACCCGAAATTTGCTGGATATACACAACGCGATGCACAGGATTATCTGTGTGACTTGTGGGCAAAGTTTCGAGCAAAGGCCAGCCGGAATGAATGGCGCTACTTTGGCTTTCGTGTTGCGGAGCCTCACCACGATGGAACACCACATTGGCACCTTGCCCTGCATATCCATCCTGACGATGCCGACGACCTGTTAAAAGCCTTCCGCGAAAAAGCCTTTGAAGAAGACGGAAAAGAACCCGGTGCATATAAGCACCGCTTTGTCGTTGAAAAAATGAAAATCGGAATAAACCCGAACACAGGTAAAGAATATTCACTTGCCGGATACATGGCGAAGTACATTTCAAAAAACGTCGATGGTGAGCACATTGACGAAGACGAATATGGAACAGAAGGCAGCAAGGCTGCTGAGTCTGTTGTCGTGTGGGCCAGCCGGAATGGTATCAGACAGTTTCAGCAAATCGGCGGGCCAAAGGTTTCAGGCTGGCGTGAATTAAGACGGCTTGCCCGGCAAACGCCGGAAGAAATAGAGGAATTGCCAGCACTGGTTAAAGTCGCAGTTTCTGAAGTTGAGCGCCTGACACAAGAGAGCGCGGCAACAGCCTGGGCATGGTACTGCCGCTACTGCGGAGAGAACGGAAAAATCAGCCTTTGGCGAATTATCAGAACTGCTGAAAAAGTGGTTACTGCCATTGAAGAGCATATCGACGAAAGCACCGGGGAAATTCTGCAGCACGAATACAGCCACGCTGAATCAAAAATAATTATGAATGCCTACGGTGAACCGGTGGAAAAAGATCACGGTATTAAAGCCATTCTTGCCGGTTCTGAAATTTATATTCAGACCCGGTTTATGACGTGGAAGCGGGTTCCGAATCTCAGCAGAGAGGCAACAGAAGAGGTACGCGAGCGCCGGAAGGCTGAACGTGTGTCACGGGCTGCTGCAGCCGAACTTCGGCGCGCGGAGCGGGCCGCAAAAGGCGCGACAGCGCCGCCTCGGACTGGTGTCAATAACTGTACGGTGGAGATTCCTCCAGAAATTCCAGACTTAACGAAAGACCTATTTCAGATGGCTTAAAGCAAGGTAGGTGACCGATGACTACGAGAGAACAGCACGAACACGAACAGACCGAAAAGCAAAAACAGTATGCCCGTTACCTGTTAACGCTGGATGCCGGTCGCCGTAACGAAATGCTGGCCAATATGCGGCTGCCGCTGCGCACCAAAATGCGCGGTTTTATCCGTGATGCCTGGGCGCAGCAGGTTGCCGGGTTTGAACCGGATGTTAAGCGCAGTTATCTGGAACGCCTGCGCAATACCAAGCGCCAGGAATACAACGAATTATTGCCACTGGTTGCCGCTTATGAGGCGGCTGCCGCCCCAAAAATGGAGAAAGCAGCATGTTAGTTTTAGCGCGCCGGGTGGGCGAGTCGGTAGAAGTTAACAACAGCATCAGACTGAATGCGCTGGAAGTGTACGGGCCACGGCACAGCCAGCGCGCCACGCTGGATATTGTGGAGCCGGGAAAAGAAAACATCCGTTTGCACGGTATGGCCATTGGTGAAGAACACCAGCTGACCGATAACTGCCGGATAAAAATTGTGCGGATCGTTGGCGGCAAGGTGGGCATTTTATTTGATGCCCCGAAAGAGGTGGCCATCTGGCGTACTGAACTTTTACCGCTGATTAACTGATAACGCCGCATGGAGGCAACGCTATGAAAAACACTCTTTTAAATACCCTGAATAAAGCACCGCTGGCGGCCATGCTGCTGGCGCTGTTAGCCGTAACTGCAGCGCGGGAAATTGCCCTGTTTACCAGCTTTGCTGGTAACGGAGCAGACACAGCGCTGGCCGTAGCGTTTGCACTTGCGCTGGTTATTGCCAAACCGTTAATGGCCGCAGCTGCAAAACAGCAAAGCAGACGGAAAAATAAACCGCTGGCCGCAGCTTGCTGGCTGCTGGTTGTGCCGCTATTGCTGCTGAGTGTGGCCAGCACCATTGCCTATTTTGAATCCGCCTATCAGGTACAGGCGACCGCTGAAAAACAGAACAGCAGCGCATACCAGAACACAGCCGCACTGATTGCCGGAAAACAAAAAACAGCCGAGCAACTGAAACGCACCGCCGCTGAAGCAGAACGTGCAGGCAACAGCTGGAACGCTGGCGAATTGCTGCGCGAAAGCCGTGAGATTGAATCCGAAGTACAGGCGCTGCAGCAGGAGCTGGCCACAATGCCCGCCGCCGCGACCAGTGCGGCTACGGTAAGCGGTGATCGCCTGGGCGGCTATCGCTGGCTGGCGTGGGCTGCTGTTTCCGTGGTGGCTGACTTGCTGCAAATCGTGGCGGTGCTGTTGCTGAATGAGCATCGAAAAGAACAGAACAGCCGCCAGAACAGCGAACAGAAAACAGAACAAAAAGAACAGAACAAAACAACCGAAAACAAACAAACAGAACAGCCAGAACAGAACAAAAAACAGAACGGAGAACAGAAACATGGCAACAGCGTTGCCCCCGGTGAACAAACAACGGGCAACTGGCTTGCTGAGCAGATCAGCGCAACCGGGCAACTGCCAACCGTGCGCGAAGCGAAAGCGGCGGGCGTGAACTACGGCAGTTATACCGACCAGATTCAGCAGCTTCTGGCTGCTGGTGTTATTCAACAAAAGGCCAGCGGAAAAGGCTGGCAGGTTGCGGCGGCATGACTGAGGCTGCAATTCAAAACGATTAACCAACAGAGCGAGAAAAACCATGCAACAGCCATACAACCAACACCAGACCGCCATGAACAACAGCGCCCCGAATCCTGCAGCAATGCGGCCGGCGGGTTATGCCTTTGTACTCGATGAAGCCAGCGCAGAAAAAGCGGGGGATATGCCGTTTATTACCGAAACCGGCGAAGTGCACGCCACAATTACCCGCGCGGAATACCGCCGCAACGAAACCGGGAGCCATGCTGTGCTGGTGCGCTTTATTGATGACGAAGAAAAGCGCGGCACGGTGTCGCTGACGTATCTGCAGGCCGATGGACAAACGCCGGTATTCGGTGCCAACTTCATTAACGCCATGTTGTACCTGATGGGCCTGCCGGGGTTCAGCTGGGGCGTAGGTGTTAACGATCAGGGCCAACAGGTGCAGGTGGCGCAGGAATTTACCGGACAGCGGATTGGCTTAGTGGTTGAGGCTGTACCCAACCAGAACAATCAAGGTTCACATCTGGAACTGCGCCAGGTGTTTGATATTGCCAGCCGCTGCACCGCCAGTGAAGCAAAGAACAGCGAAGCGGCAGAAGCGGTGGATAAGCTTCTGAAACGGCTGATAGTGTGATTACCATGAGGCGCTGAGAATGAGTGAAACGAAGGTAAAAATTAAGCAGCTTTTTAAAAGTATCCTTTGCCGTCACGACTGGGATATAAATTTGATATTTTCAGGCGGAAGGAACAGCCACAGAGAATTTAAAAGCTGCCACAAGTGCGGGAAGTCTATCAAGTTGTTTTCTGGCACTCGTCAGGAATGGTACGACTACAAAGGTTATGGCAAGGCAAGGAATTAGCTCATAACCCAGAGGTAAGAGGCGCGGTGCTTTTCCGCGTCCCGCCCGAAGGGCATACTTAACCGACTTGTTAATTGCAAAATATGGGAAGAAGTGATTATGAGCTATTACGAAAATTTAAAAGTTGGTCAGCATGTGGTTTTGCATGATGAGCGGCAACAAGAAGTTGCCGGAACCGTTCGTGAGCGCGAAGATTGCGGCGACCATATACGCTATGTTCTCGACCTGGACTATGGCGGAACTTATGTTGCCAGACTTAAAAAGCAAGGCAGTTAAAAACCAGTACGCGGGCTTGTCCCGCGCTGCACTTTGTTATTCAGGGGGATTTATGTTGATTGATTATATTCAGACGGAAAAACTGCCTTGGATCGTAGTCTGGTTAGACTGGCATTTTTACGCACATTGGCGGGCGCTGATTCTTTGTGTAGCGTTATTTATTGGACATTACTGGTTAAGAATTGAGTGACATAGCTTCAGTGGTGTTTGCCTTGCGTTGTTCGTAGGATGCTGTGCGTGGGTGACCTTTTGCGCTGTGCGGTATGGGCATGCGGTGGGATAAATCGGAGGGATTATGAGGTCACCATTTAAAAAGCCGACAGTATTGACAGTATTTCGGGATAATTTTGATTTTGGGAAGTGCTACGTTCTTTTAAGAGATAACTTGGATGGAACTGGAGTATTTATAGAAAAGGAGTCTCATTGTCATAAGGGAAGCCAAAAGGTAAGAGACACTAAGCCAGTAGAAGTAACTTTAAACTTTAACAGTCTAACAAAGGCCGATTAAGGAAGAGCAGGGGATATGAGTAATCTATCTTGGTTTGGATTCTTCCTGATTTTTATCCTGTTCAGCGGCGAGCCATCATTAATGGACGCGATCATTCATTGGTTAATGAAAGGATGTTGAAAGAAATATAGCAAAACGCTTTACAGTGAATGATATAGTGATATGCTATATTCAAGGTTTGGGGAAGGCCGAAGCCTGATCAGGAAAGGACAATATAATGACTAACGCAATCACTGAAGCACATTCGATCGAACAAGTTGTTGAGATCATTAACGCAAGTAAAGCGGGCCACTCTAGTGAGTATTTCGGAGGAACCGACACTCGCGAAGCTGAAGAAATGGCGGGGCAGTATGCATGGGAAGCCGCTGAAGAGTCAGGATATACCGATAATGAAAGCATCGAAGCGCATCTTGATATTCTTGCTGAAGCCGGTGCGGAGTTTGACTTTGGAATCGCACTGGACAATGCGATAAGCAGAAAAAAGCAGTAAGACCTGTGGCCTTAAACCTCGGCGAGTATATCGCCGAGGAATTCGGGGGTTCTCAGAGAGCCTTTGCAGCAGCGCAAGGAGTTGCACCGGCCCAGGTCACACAATGGCTTAAAAAGGATTTCATCGTCGTAGATGATGCGCTTTACAGTTACCGTAGAGAGCTAAAAAGATAGCCATTAATAAAAAGCCCCGGAACTTACCGGGGCTTTTTATTAATGGCCGGGAAATTAGTGGTTAAGCACACAGCCGGTCATGGTCGGGCGACAGCTTAACCGCTGCCTGTGCTGTTTCTGCCAGCGTAGCCGGTGCCTTGTCGTTGCTCACAAGCCATTCAGCCACTTCCGGCCACCAGTACAGCGGGGTACCCGTTTGAAGGCCGTAGCGGGGCGCTGGGAAGCCCTCACCGCGTCGGCCTTTGGCGTAGTGGTCAAGGGTTCCTTTCTTGATGTCGGCCATTGCTGCTGCGCCGGTCACCGTTACATAGCCTGCTTCCTGAATGGATGCTGCCTGCAGTCCAACTTCGGCCAGCTCTGCCAGTGCAGTGCGGATAGCCATTTCTGCGTTGTTTGCCTGGCGCTCAAACTCCAGATATGGCGTGTCGCCGCAGAAGCACAGCAGGGCATCGTCACAGCCCGCCGCCACAATGCGGTCTTCCAGGTCTTCGGTGGCCAGATCAACCCCGGCCAGAGTAATGGTAAATTCGTAAGTATTCATAAGTTAATGTCTCTAAAAGTTAAGGTGCCTATCAATTCCCCATCATTCAGAGCTTGCCCCCTATTCGGGGGCGCACCGCCTGACTTTCTTTAAGATCATTTCAGCGTGTTGCTGGGGGTTTTTGGGGGTACTCCAGACAGAGAAAATACAATCTCTGTGTTCTGCTGTACCGCACCGGAGCCTGCAGTAACAGTGGGCTGATTTGCCCGGCTCCACTATCTCCCAACCCCCTGCCAGCGCCGCTTCAATCGCGGCTCTGATCTCTTTGTTGGGGTGTTTCTTCATCGACTTGGCACCTCCTGCATTCCCGTTTCGATGTAGACATAATACTACAGTGTAGATAAAAGTCTACATTATTTGAGTAATTTTATGGCCGCAAGGATAAAACCGTCGAGCTGCCGTTGTTGGGATTTATCGAGGGTGGCGTACAGGCTGAGCCACGCGGGCGGATTGTGATCAATATTTAATAGGTAGGTTAGGGGAAGCCCGATGCGATCTTGTAACGCTGAAAGTTCGCTGAAGGTGTATTCAGCCTTATTACGCTCAACACGGCTAACCCGCTGCCTGCTGGTGCCTATTGCATCTGCAAATTGCTGTTGGTTCAGTCGCAAAACTTCTTCCCTGATAGCTCGCCATTCCCGTCCAGTAACCATGTTAACCATGTGTAAGAACCGGGTTGCTCAAATGTAGGCGAATGTTAGACAAAATCTGTCATAGCTGCTCATTTGTGAGCACAACAGGCAGTAGTTTTTAGATAATATGCTCAGTGTCAGTTATCGAACTGAAACAGCTCAGAAACTGGAACAGATAGCGAGAATGCCAGATCGGAAATCAGTTCTAAACGCGGGCCATGCTTGCCTCGTTCGATATTACTGATGGATTCAACTGATACCCCGCAAGCCTCTGCCAATTGCAGCTGTGTGATGTTGCGCGCTATGCGCAACTGACGCAGGCGACTGCCGAACTGTACCTTGATTGATGACATAAAGGGGCGCTTAAAAAGCGTTCACGGTATGGCACAGGCGCAGGTTGTTGAATGAAGTTAACTTCAAGTCGCTGTGAGCAGTGACGATAGACAAGGAGAAAGGACGAATGTCAGAAGCAATACCAGTAGTGCAAGCACTTGATAATGCTGAAGAGATACTCAGCGGACTGTGCGGGTTACTTGCAGCGAAAGCACCAAATCAGGATTTAGTGCTCTCAGACAGGGAGGTGGCCGGGGTAACGCTGATACTGGAGCAGGTAAGGGAGATAATCAGGAGAACAATCGAGGGTTAAAAAACAGGGGTTAAAAACACAGGGGAGGGTTAAACACGGGCGGCCAGCTGCTGCACAAGCTCTGCACGATTAGCGTGGGGCAGCTGGTCAAAGAGCATTTCAAACGTCAGTTGAATGGCGGCTTCTTTCGGATTAATCCAGTGACTGAAGGCAACGTGACTGACAAAAGAATTGTCGAATTTTTCACACTGGCGATTAGTGCAGCGTGCATAAACGGAGTTCATATCATCGGAGGTATTGGCGCGGCTGTAGACGGTGGCCTTCTGCTGGCAGTCAGGGCATTTGATACGCATGGCGGAAACCTCGGTGATTAGCTGGCGCGGCTCAATAAGAGCACGCGACAAATTATAACCACGACTGTGCAAAATATCAGCATTCACGGGTTTTTCGTTTCGGTTCACTGAATGTCAACTCCGGTATCAAAGTCAAAATCAAACACAGGGCGCCCCAGAATGTCGTTCATTTCCATAAAGGGTTCTACCTGGGCGCGTACCTCGTTCTGGCGGTAGAACCGATGAATCTTTTCAATATCACCAAAGCCGCCGGCGTTGTCGGGGGCCATACCTGCAAGTGCGGGTTGCATGCCGTGGGCGATCAGAATTTCGTTTTTGCTGATCGTTTTGATGGTGTTGAATTCGTCTTTCTGGCCAATGTCGCCAACCGGGATTAGCTTTACCGCGTCTTTGTCACCACCGGGAATATTCAGGTACATGCTGCGGAAATTGCCGGGGCCTTTGCTCTGTTTCACGGCTTCTGCAATTTTCTTTTCCAGGTCTTTGTCCATGTTCTTGTCGGTGGTGTACAGGATGTACCCCATGTGCGAGCCGTTCAGAAAATAGCGGCGTCGGAACAGGGTACTTTCGCTGCTTAAAAATACGTCCTGCAGGCCGCCAATCCAATCTGGCACGCCGTAGATGCTTTGGCCGGTGTCGTACTGCAGCCCCATGTGAATTTCACCGCGTTCAAATTCAATGCGGCCCTGCGAGCCGTTAACCAGCATCAGATGCTTTCCTTTAGGGCGCACACGCATATTCAGCGCTGGCACATGGCGGTAACCCAATAGGTTGCCGAGTACGCCGCGGATTTCCTGAAAAAAGAAATAACCGAATGTCTGCAGGTCACGCGCACAGCGGGCGAAATCGCGTTTCGGCATACCGTTTGTCTGCGGCTGATAGCAGATGCTGGCTTGCTGCATTTTGAAGTTAATACAGCGGCGGTGAATGCCGTTTTTACGCGCCAGAGTATCTAACCCGCTGGGCAGCAGGGGCGGGGTGTAATAATCGGCGTCTTCGTAGTAATACACGCCCAGAATATCGGCCAGACCGTTTACCACGGGTTCCGGATCGCCGAACGAAAACCCAACGGCCCCGGCCGCCGCTTCTGCTGTGTGCTGCTGATTTTTTGCTGGTTGTCGTGCAGTTTGTCGTGCTGGTTTACGGCGCTTGCTCATTACGCGGCCTCACTGATGATAACGGTGGTTTTCTTGTCGTTTGGGGTGTCGGCGGTCAGGTCTTCTACTTGCAGGGCGTGCATGATTGCCCAGGCAACGTCTGCGTGGCCTATCTTGCTGTCGCGGGCGGCCACGTAACTGATACCGCTGCCGGTGGCCTGACGGCGGATGGCCATAAATGCCATGGGTATGTCTACGTGGTCAGCTGACCAGCGGATGCGGTCTTTTGAGATAACCGCTTGTGCTTTCAGCACAAGCCGGGTTTTTGCGTCCACGCTATAGTGAATCGGCGTCGCAGACGGATAGAAGTTCTGCACCTGTTCAAACACACCGTTACCGGGGCCGGTGCAGTCAATGCCGATAAACACCACGTTGTAGCGGTCGCACAGTTCCTTAATGCTTTGCGCCTGGAACTGCCAGTTTTCGTTTTTCATGCTGATGCGTTCCAGCAGCGTAAAGCGGCCACCGGCGGTTGTCGGAATTGCAAGCACAACCACTTCGGCCCAGTCGCGGGTGCGGCTTGGGTCGTAACCAATGGCCACCGGGCGGTTGCCATAGGGACGTGCAGCACCGGGTTTAAATCCGTGCCAGCGGTCATCATTGGCGGCGCAGCCCAGCAGCTGGTTAAGAAT